TTGTTTTTGCAATAGGAACTTGTAAAGCACAAGACTTTTTCAAATATGCTACTATATATGCTTCTGGAACCACTAACACAAGTATGGTAGAGGATCAAGATTATATAGCAATAAATAAAGGTTATGAAGAAACAACTCAAATAAACGCTTATGACTACAACTTCACAATTGGGATCAGGAAAATTGCGCGTTTTGAATACGAACAAAAACTCACAACTTGGTACTATGGTAATGAAAAAAGTGTTGGAGATAATACTACCATTGGTAATAATAATGGTTGGGAGTATTTGTTTAACTATTCTTTTATTCGTAATCGTTCTGAAGTATATACTAATAGAGATTTTTGGTTACGTTATCTTTCTAATAAAAACGTTACTAAAGTACAAGTAAAAAATGATCAAAGTAGAGATCTTGAGTACGTAGCTTTTGATACTAGATTTAGAGTTAATAAAGGTGGCTTTGATTTTACTATAGGACTTGTTGGTCGTAATCATCCAGTGTATGGTATTACCCCAATAGAAGATTTTTGGGTAAGTGGAGAAAGTTCTTTCCAAGAATTAGCTGAAGATTTTGGATATTCTACTCAATTTGTAATGGGAAGCCATCATTGGTATAATAATGGTGAACTAATAGCAACTTCTAACGATGAGTTTTTTAAGCACTATTTTGGCTCAGCTATAAGTGAATACAACAGTGATCAATTGGATGCACTAGGTAGTGTCTCTGAGCTTTCTCTAGCTATTGGGACAGCTTATTACTACTATACTAATGATTATTGGTTACATACTTGGGTAAATGTAATGCCTTTTCACTATGGTTTAGATGAATATTCTTATAACTATCAAGATGTACCTACTGATGTAGATCTTGGATTAGTAGCAGGTTGGAGAGTAACAAAAAATTTAGGTTTATTTATAGAAGGTACTTATTTAGAGTATTGGGAAAAACCTATATATGAGTTTAAATTTGGGTTTAATTATTTAATATTTTAATATGAAAAAAATAATAGTTTTTTTAATAATATCAGCTTATGGATTTAGTCAAACAAATTGTGAATTATGCGTTGAGCAGAATGGGTTTTATTGTGGTAATGATGAAAGTAATTGGACACAATATTCTCCTCTTGGTTGTGTACCTAATGGCCTTAATGGTCTCTATTATCTTAACGATGGTTGGTTAGATTGTGTAGACGGTTCGGATGAAACTGAAGCTGTACCTACAACTTTAGAAGAATGTTCTACTTATGATTACGTACCTTGTGACACTGTCTATGTTGAAATACCAATAATTGATACTCTTTATGTAACGGAATACTTAGACTGTAATACTGGTTTACCATGTGATCAAACTAGTATATTAGAGCTACTCCAAAAAACAAAAAATGAAAATAAAATATATAATCTAAATGGAAAGGAAATATACAGAAGAGAAAATGTATATATAGAAAATGGAAAAATTAACTTTAAAATAAAATAAAAAAAATGAAAGAATTAATCTTAAAATTTATTAAATCAAGAAAGTTTTGGTACGGATTCGTAACTGTTATGTTGATATTATTCTCAGATAGTTTTGGAATAAGTGCCACTAAAATGAATACACTTGTAATTGTTACTACAGCGCTTATAATAGGTCAAGGTATAGCTGATAATAATTGTAAAAAGTGTTAAACAATGGCAACAGAGGTATCTGAAAATAGTAAATTTGTACTCTCGCTAAAATCTATTGGAGCTATTATAGCAATAGTTGCGAGTTTTATTGGTATGTATTACTCATTAAGTATGGAAATAGAAGCAGCAAAGGAACTACCTAAAGTAGAAATTCCTGATCCAGAAATAACAAGGCAGGAACTAGATTTAAAATTAGAGCTTATCAGTACTACTGTAATGAGTAACGCAGAGAAATTAGGAAAAATAGAAACGCAGGTTGAAAAGATAGAAGAGAGAGTATATGAACTAAAATGAGATACCTTTTTTACATACTATTGTGGGTAATACCAATTCTTAGCTATTCACAGGAGCTAATAAACGCAAAACAACTTAATAACGCTCGGTTATCTACTGAGCCAATTGTAATAGAGTTTTGGGCCCAGTGGAACGATCATAACAAGTGCCAATTCTTAAGCAATCTTAATGATTGTAGAGTATATAGAGTCTGCATAGAGGACAACTCTGACTTGGCTGAATCATATGACGTGAAAGTGTTACCCACTTTAGTACTTATTAACAAAAATGAAATAATAAGATCATGGAAAGGTAATTTATTATTTGAGTTAGATGTTAATAAGAAAGAAGTGCAAGAAGTAATTGATAGCATCGTAATAAGTAAATTTAAATAATGATATTGTCTAAAAATTTTTCTTTAAAAGAATTTACACAGAGTGTTACAGCGATTAGGAATAATGTTGACAATAGTCCAACTCCTGAGCATATTCGTAATATACAACTATTAGTTAAGTATGTACTACAACCACTTAGAGAAGCTTTAGGTAAACCAATAAGAATAACAAGTGGATACCGTTCAGAAGATCTTAATAGAATCATAAAAGGTTCTAAAAGAAGTCAACATATGAAAGGGCAAGCTGCTGATATACAATTCAGAGTAGATGGTGTAATGGATAATAATATAATTTGGGATAAGGTAATAGAATTAGGATTACCTTTTGACCAAATGATAAATGAGTTTGATTTTAGTTGGATTCATATTAGCTACAATGAAGAACATAATAGAAATAGTTTATTGGAAGCATACAAAGAAAATGGCAGAACTAAATATAAATATCATACAATAGAAAAAGGATTATGAAAATACTTAAAACAATATTTGGAGATGGAGCAGGTAAGTTAGTAGAGTCTGTAGGTGGTGTATTAGATAATTTAAGCACATCTAAAGAAGAAAAATTAGAAGCTAAAAGAAAAATAAAAGAATTAATGGTAAGTCATCAGGTAGAGGTAGAAAAGAATGTAACAGCAAGATGGCAATCTGATATGAATAGCGATTCTTGGATGAGTAAAAATGTTAGACCATTAGTATTAGTATTTTTAATATTTTGCACTATGCTACTAGTGTTTATAGATAGTGGAAGTATCAATTTTGAGGTTGAAGAAAAATGGACAGACTTACTTCAACTAGTTTTAATAACGGTGATAGGAGCCTACTTTGGTGGGAGATCAGTTGAAAAACTTAAAAAATAATCGAAAGGAGATTAGATAAATATAGAGTTAGATTAACCAAAACAGAATACGAATTAATAAAAAGAAGAAGAGCGGATGATGATGTAAACGTTTTGTGCATAGGGGATCTACATGAACCTTTTTGTTATGATGGTTATTTAGAACATTGTGTAGAAGCTTATTATAAGTACAATTGTAATACCGTAGTATTTTTAGGTGATTTAATAGACAATCATTATAGTTCTTTTCATACAGCTGATCCTGATGGTTATGGAGCTGGTAATGAACTTGAAAGAGCAATAGATAAAATACAAAGATGGCATGAACATTTCCCAGTTGCTAAAGTTTGTATAGGTAACCATGATGCTATAGTTAGACGTAAAGCTTTTGAAGCTGGAATAAGTAAAAAATGGGTAAGAGATTTTGATGAGGTATTAAAAGTACCTAATTGGGAATTTAGAGAGGTACATAAAATAGGTAATGTAATTTATACTCATGGAACAGGAACAACAGGAAGAAACTCAGCAGCAAACAAATCACTTCAATTTGGAGACAATACTGTACAGGGTCATATACATACAGAAGCAAGTATTATTTGGGAAGGAAGAACATGGGGAATGCAAGTCGGATGTGGAGTAGATAGAGAAAGTTATGCTATGGCTTATGCTAAGTTTTTCCCTAAGACTTATAAGATCTCTTGTGGAGTAGTTTTAGGTAACGGTAAAACCCCAATACTATTACCATTAACAACTCTATCCAAACAATAAAAAAAGAGCCAGCAATAATGTTTAACTATACTGGCTCTACACTAAGATCAATAAGAAATGAATAGAATTTGATCCTAGTAATGTTTTTGTGCACTCTAGTGTGCTAATTTTCTATTCTAATTATATTTATCATAAGTTAACTAAAATGTCCTAGGTTTTATTTTTAACAAATGTACCATTTACCATTTTACCTTGTCTTTTAGAAATAACTTCATAAGATCCTTTAATACAATCTTCTATTTTTAACCCACAAAGCTCACTTAAGTTAGTTAGCACTACAACACAATCTCCAATAGCATCAGATATTTCTTCAATATTATCTTTTAAAATACCATGAGATAGCTCTCCTACTTCTTCTTGTAGCTTTAAACATTGAGTCTTAGCATCTCCTTTATCGAATATGCCTTTATCTTTAGCCCATTTTCTAATTAAATTAAATTGATGTGATTCCATATTTATAAATTTATTTGTTGAACAATTATTGATTTTCTACTTTTTAAAAATTCTAATCCAGCAGGATCTTTATAAGCTTCATTATATACTACTCTTGAAATACCAGCTTGAAATATTAATTTAGCACAATGTCTACAAGGAGATAAAGTGATATATAAAGTTGCCTCATCACATGATATACCTCTTCTAGCACATTTTAATATAGCGTTAGCTTCAGCATGTAATACTTCCCATTTAGTTATACCATTAAGATCTTCACACGTATTATCCATTTCGCTTGGCATACCATTAAACCCATCTGATATTATCATTTTATCTTTAACTATTAAAGATCCTACTTTTTTATTATTAGCATGTGATAATAAAGACCACTCTATAGCCATTTTCATATAAGAATAATCAAATCTACTAAACTTCATCAGTTTTTCTATTTAAAAATTCTTTATATATATGCATATTATTTACAAAGTGATAATAAGTACCTACACTTAACCCTAACCTTATAGACACAAGTTGTTGTAATCTACTGAAACAATATTGGTCATTACAAAATCCATACCAAAGGTCATTAGATCTCATTACTACACTCATATTTAAAGCACCATTATGTATATAAAAATTGATAGCATAAGTACATGGAGTGTCATTCTTATAATTGTATCTATTTTTAGCGTTGTAAATACTTAAAGAAGCTCTACGAGTAGTTGGATCTTCCTTTAATAAACTTATCACGTAATCTAATTGACCATTTTGTTGCCAATGAGCTCCATAATTAGAATTAACATCTCCATACTCATCCATACATTTATACCATATCTGAGCGTGTTTAGCTATTTCTTTAGCAGATCTATTACCAGATAAATACCATTTCCATTCTCTATCAGCGTAATTGAGATTCCATTTCCTCCATTTAGTGGTTATTAAATTTGTCATAGGATCTTCTATTTCAAAACCTATATTAAATACACACTTAGTATTACCATAATCTATTCCTGAACTAGAAATATGATCGTATAAATATCTAAATACCTCATCAGCTGTTTTAAAAGATATTTTACCTGGTACCCATCCTTTTATTATTGCCATAACGTTTTAGTTTTAAAGTTAAAATCTTGTTCTCTTTGTTGTTCTTCAGTCATATCTTTATCTTCATAACCTAAAGATCTTTCTATTAGCTTAACTCTAGGATGTTGTTTAGTAATTCTTTTAAATTCCCTAAGTTGTCTATATATTAAATCTTGATCGTAAGCCTCTACTAACCTTAAAACATCAGCTTTAGATCTTACATATAAAAGTTCTCTAAGCCTTTCATCTTTTATTAATTTTCTTTCTGGATCATACTCAATAGGAATAGCAGCTAAACATTGACTCGCTAAAGTTTCATAAAGCCTAAAAGTAATTACATTATTTTCATGTTCTTTATCAGCTAGTATTAAACTAACTCTACAACGTGAAAGCATCTTTAATAATTGTTCGTGCTTTAATTTTTTCATAAAAGGAATATCTATCTTTTTTTGCTTAAAACCTATTAATAAATTCTCTTTATTTACAGGCATATATTTTACTAATTGCTTTTCTCTATAACTACCTCTTCTATCTCCATAATATACAACATCATAAATTTTATTAAACTCACAAAAATGTAAATTAGTAGGAGTAGGACTTTTCAAAGCTTTACATCTATAAAATTTTATTTTATCCCTATACATATCAGCAAATATATCTTTAAAATAATCATACTCTATAAACTTATCATAGTCTTCAGATCCATAAAATTTATTAAGATCTTTTCCTGGAAATATAAACTTAGCTCTTTCTAATAAATCATCCCATCCTGTACTAGCTTGAGGACTTAATAAAAAAGCCTTTCGTTTACTTATAGCTTCAGCACAATTAATAGGTTTTATTCTAGGATCAGAACATATAATAAATACTTCTCCCTCATATCTAGATAACTTTTCTACTTTTTCTATTGTGTCATCAGATATAACTCCTCCAAAAAAATTTGGTTGTGATAGTTGAATAAATATTTTTTGATATATATCAAGATCTATAATATCTCCTATATCTACATAATTTTCAACATCTTTATTTAATTTGTTTTTTTTACCTATATAATCTAAATCATATTTTTTAGACCAAAAAGTTGCTTCAAGTCCAGAGTGATTATTTTTATTGGCTTGAATATTACTGAATACGTTAATTATTGCTTTCATTTCTTTTGTTTTTTTTAATTAATATAAAATTAGAATAGCCACTAATAAATTTTCTTTTATTAATTTCTATTATTCTCAAGTTACCTAATATAACTCCTTCTTTTATGTAAGGTACAAACCTTTTACTAGCATAATGATCAGGATATACATCAAATATGTACGACTCATTGGATTTTATATCCTTCCAATAAGTACGATTATAACGACCTCCATTCCTTGAGTATCTTTCGTCGTTAATTTTTATTAAAATTGCTTCTCATGTTATTATTTTTTAATGATTTCTTTTACCGTCAAAGACACAAACAAATATTAGATCTTCTTCTTCACTATTATTAAATACTTGATGAAATACTCCATCATGTATTAACACAATATCTCCTGGTCTAATTATTTCTATTTTTTCATTTAACTTCATATGACCAGTTCCACTTAAAAAATAGTATACTTCTTCTTGACCTGGATGTCTATGTCCTGTAGTATTTTTTTTAGGATGTAATATAGTTTTAGACACTACTAAATTTTTTAACTCAGTATTGTCAACTAAAGTATAGATCTCATTTTTTTTAATGATCTCACTATCGTGTTTATTTAGATTTATTTTCATTTATATAATTATTTAAAGCTCCTAAATATGCTACAGCATCTAATAAGTTATCTTCTTTGTGATTATAACTTTCACGTGATAACTTTAAAGCTACTAGTGCTTTATACATATCTTCTGGAGACAAGTTTAAACCAGTCATACCATTAAAGATCTTACAGGCTCTTTCCATACCTTTACTAAAATCACCATACATACGTGACTTTTCTTCAGATCTTTCGTTAATAATCTTATTTGCTTCTTCTAAAATATTCATATATTATTTATGTATTTATTAAGTTCTTCTTTCATTTCAGGCACATTTAGAGCATGTAATAACTGATAAGTTGATAGTTTTATTATTATTTCATTACCATTATCGTCATAACCACCTATATGTGTTTCTTCACCACTACAAGAAAACGTAGTAAGATCTTTAGTATCTATATATCTTAATGCCATTACTCTTTAGATTTTAAATAGTCTTCGTATTCTCTCATAACTTCATCGTGGTCAATATCTTCACCATAAGCTCCTTTTACTATATCCTCAACAAAATGTGAACCAATTATTTTAACATCATTATGAGGTCCTAATTCTAAAGGTTTCAACATATCATGTAATTGTTTTTTAGTACCTTCAAATATTATACTCTCATATTTAGGAGAAGCTGAGTCTGTATATCTAAATCCAGTAACATGATCTTTCATAACATCTAAAAATCTTCCTTTATAGTCAATATAATCTATTTGCCATTTAGCTTTTACAGTATCATATAATTCTGGTTTACTTAACTCTTGAGATCTTAAGGACT